CCCAGAATCGCGGATTGAGGCATGGTTCCACACGTCCGGACTTATTCATTCTGGATGACCTCGAATCAAAAGATTCTACGAATACCTCGGAATTAATTGATAAGTCGAAGTCATGGTTTCGTGAGGAAATGCTTCCCGCTTTAGCAAAAGACGGTTTGTGCATTTATCTCGGAACAATCCTATGTTACAACTCGTTGTTAGACTATGTTATTCGCGAACGGCGGGACTTTGAAAGTCGAAAATTTTCCGCAGTTGAAAAGTGGGCGAGTCGACAAGACTTATGGCAGAGATGGCGAGAGATTTACAGAGCAGATTCGAAAACAGCTGCGCAAGACGCTCTACAATTTTATAAGGATAACGAAAAAGCGATGCTTGAGGGTACTCGCTTATTATGGGCGGAATTTTGGTCGTATTATGACTTCATGATTATACGTGAAGAAAACGGCGCAAAAGCATTTAACCAAGAGTACCAAAACAAACCAACTGACGAAGAGAGGCAAATATTTAAGCCGGAGTATTTCACATACTTTACCGATGAGGATTTAGAAAATAAAAACCTTCAATATTTCGGGGCAATTGACTTCGCAATGGGTAAGGAAAAAGGTGACTTTTCCGTCATTGTGACGATGGCGAAAAATGTGGATACCGGAACTTGTTATGTGATTGACGTATTTATGCAACGATGCCACCCCGACATTTTAATGGAGGAGGCTGTTAAGCGTACTTTCGAATTCCAGTACGAAGCGCTAGCGGTAGAGTCGCAAGCTGCGCAAGAGTTCTTCGCAGATAAGCTCAGTCAAGAGTTGGAAGCGAAAGGATACCCGAGTCATACGAGACTTAAGCAGATAAAGCAGCGGAATAGAAAAGCGCTCCGGATTGAATCACTTCTTCCGGATATTCAAGCCGGGAGGATTCGATTTAGAGCATCCGATAAAGACGCGCTGGAGCAATTTGAGCTGTATGGAATGACGCATGACGATTTCCCGGATTGTGTTCATATGGCTTTCACAACAGCAAAAGGTTCAGCGGCAACAGTAAGGACAGTAAAACGGATGAATAGGTGGTGAACCGACTATCTCAAGAAAAATTCAACGTTGGACAATAGAAGAAGAAAATATCCTACGAGAAAAATACTCCACTCACACCATTGATGAACTAAAGCCCTATTTCCCCAATAGAAGCGAAATTTCAATAAATGGAAAAGCAAATCAGATGAAACTCGTTAAAGATAAGAAAACCAAGACAAGAATATCCTCCGGAAATCTCCCGAAAGAGTACGAAGATCAGCACCCTCAAGTTACAAAAGAAAAACTTCAAGAATTGTATATCGATAAAAAGTTAAGTTCCCGTAAAGTAGGAGAAATACTAGGATGTGGAAGCGATCTTATACTTAAAAGATTACGCCAGCATGGTCTTCCTGTAAGAAAACGTGTAGGCGATCCGTCATTTACCGAAGAAGAGCGGAGAGAAAAGTGGGGCAGAAATGGTACTGACCACCCTAGATGGAAAGGCGGAATCACTACAATCAGTGGGATGATAAGGAACCGTCTTGCTCATGTATCGCTAGAAAGGTTTAAAATTGACGGATTTTCTTGCGTAGAATGCGGAGGCGGAGAACATCACCTAAACGCACATCATATCCGACCTTTTTCCGAAATAGTTGCGGAGATAAGGAAAGAAAACGACTTAGAAGATTTAACTAGTTGGGATAATAAAGTAAAACTAGCTGATATATGTGAACAGGACGAGCGCTTATTGGATATCGAAAATCTAGTTACTTTATGTGAAGACTGCCATAGAGAAATTCATTACGAAGCTTCATAGAAAGGAGGCGATCACACTTGACAAAAAGTAGATTACGAGGAATTGGCTTAGATTACAACATAATGACTGCCGAAGATATGGACGAATTATTATTTTCCCCATTTAGACAGGCGCTGGGAGAACGTACGTGGCAGCGAATCCAAACGCAACTCGACAACTATGAATATTACACCGGTAAGCAACACCGGAATGAATACGGTCAACTTGTAAAAGCGGAAGACGTACCACGCCCGCCAGGCATAGATTACGACCCCACGCGATATGCAACGAATTATTTTAAAGCAATAGTCGATAGAAAAGCGCGCTGGCAAATGGGTGCAAAGCACGGTATCAAAGTGCCTCGCAAGCAGATTGACGAAGTAGAGCAGACCTTACTTGAAGGCTATGAACCCTCGGACGCTCAAAAATCCGAAAATAAGCGGGCAGAGGATTACGAACGCTTGCTGTACAAGATTTGGGAAGAAAATCGAATGCGAACGAAGCTATTGCAAGCTGCACGCGATAGATTAATCGCAGATAGAGTCGTTTGCAAGATTGCGCTCCATCAGCGGACTGGAAAAATACGATGGATATTTCGCCC